CCACACTTTGTTGATCCTACACCTGGCACAATAGTCAAAAACTTGCGCAAAGGTGAAGAGGACAAGTATGATCCAATCGAATCAAAAGAATATTTAATGTGGCGACTAGCACAGAGTTATTAAATGAAATATGTAATAGACATTGACGGCACCATCTGCAAGGAAGTTATCATTCCAGACAGTGGTGGTAAAAAAGATTACGCAAATCATATTCCAATGCCCGAGCGCATTGCACGAGTAAATGCATTGTATGATGCAGGACACACAATCAAATACATGACAGCAAGAGGATGTGTAAGTGGAGTAGACTACTACGACCTTACTAAGAATCAACTTGACGGTTGGGGTTGCAAGTATCACGAACTCAGCGTAGGTGAAAAAGAAAACTACGATGTATGGATTGACGACAAAGCATTTTGGAGTGAAAACTTTTTTAGAGAGACAGGAGAATCATATGAGTGATTTTATTGCGGCTATGGATCACAGCGGAGGTAGCACAGGTGGTGTGTTGGAACGCTATGGTCAAAAATACAAAGAAAGCAATAAGATGGAACTGGTCCACGAGATGCGACTACGTATGGTAAAGTCGCCCGACTTTACAAGCAAAAATATTTGGGCCGCAATACTTTACAAAGATACTGTGGAGCGTGGTATGGTTCCTGTGCTAAAAGCCAAAGGCATAGAAGCGTATCTAAAAATAGACAGCGGCTGTGAGGACAATGGATATCTAAAATACTTCCGTTGGAACGAAATGACAGACTTTGCAAAGGAACATGGCTGCACAGGAACTAAGATGCGTAGTATTGTAAAGTCGGACAAAGACCTATCAATGATATTGGATCAGCAGTTTGCACTAGCCGAAGGCATATACGGTGAAGGACTGATGCCTATCGTTGAACCAGAAATACCTATTGAACATCCAGACAAAGAACTTTACGAATACAAACTTCGTGATGAACTTGCAGAAAGATTAGATGCTTTTAACGGACGTTGTATATTGAAACTGACATTGCCTGAACAGGATGACTTTTATTCCGGTATAATCCCACACGATCGTGTTGAACGGGTTGTTGGATTGTCAGGTGGATACAGCACAGAAGAAGCCTGTAGGAGATTGAGAAGACAGCGTGGAATGACAGCAAGTTTTTCAAGAGGATTGAGTGAAGGTTTGTTTGCATCACAAACTGATGAAGAGTTCAATGAACATATAACTAAAAACATACACATGATAAGGGAGGCTGGCAATGGCATATAAAACAAGCGCAAACCTATTTGAAGTAGGAGACTTTATCAGTCACGCAGGTAACAAACTACCATGGAAGATTGAATGTGATGCAATCCGTCCAGAGTGGTGGGATGGACTAGCACGTATGGTTATGGATTATCAAGAAAGACCATTTTACAAAGCAGTGGGTATTCCAAGAGGCGGAATACCATTTGCACAAGCTATGAACAAATATGCAAGTGGTGATCCCAATGATCAGATTATGATTTGTGATGATGTGTTTACCACAGGCACAAGTTTTAAGGAGTTCATACGAGAAAACTATCCTGACTGGACAATGGGTCAGGGCTATCGTTGGGTGGTGTTTGCAAGGCAACCTTGTTATGAACATCCTCATCATGTGCGAGCCTTGTTTACAATGCCCAAGCCTCCATACAAACGGTAACTGCTACAATATAACACACCCTAGTAGGGTTGACTTTACACTGCTAACCTGCTATATATTAATACATAGACACACGGAGAATGATATGAATCAGAAACCAAAGCCCATTGGTTGGGCAACAACTATCACTTCACTTCGCAGCGAACTAGGACTTATGTGGACAAGTTTTATGACTATTGAAAACTCTCCACTACGTAAACTAGATCCAAGAGTATCACATATGATATTCCAATGCCTGGCATTTATTTGGAGTGGATTATTTGCCATTATGATTGGCAGTTACATGGCATTTGGCATCAGTGCTATATTCCATGTATGTTTGATCGCAGGTATCTTTATCACAGCAGTGATAATGAACGAATCAGACAAGCGTCCACAAGTTGTTGATCGTTTTGTAAAAGACAATGTCATCAACAGCAGAGGCATTGGAGGTGAGCATGAGTGAACAACATAACTATTGCACTACAAAAGGTTTAGGTTGGGCATTTTTGATTGTGGCGAGTTTTATTTTATTTGTCCCAATGGGCATGACATATGCTATGGTTGGACATGATGATTATGCACGTTACTGTAAAATGACACCTATCCTGCCGTGCTTCGGAGCAGGCGATGACTTATAACTTTTTGAACACTAACAATGGTGATGCTTTTAGTATGTCATTTGAAACTGACGAAAAGAAAAAGCAATATCTAAAAAACGCACCTAACATTGTTTGCCTAGGCGAACAAGAATACACATTGCCTACAAGACACGTTAGGATGGCTAACAAAGAGGAGTTTGCAGGATGGGGAAGTTGAATCCAATATTAGATTATAAAACTCTTAGTCCTAAACTTGACTACAAAAAATGTAAGGTAACCTATGGATCCTAAGGTAGAAGCACAAGCAGAAGCAGAACGCACATTCGAAATGTTTATGCTGTGGACAAAAAGAGTTACTATTGCAAGCATACTCTTTTTATTAACTGTCGTTGTTGGTTGCAACAGTGGAGTTGAAACAGGCAAGGGAAAAACGGGATCGCAATATAATGGAGAACAATATTCTCCGAGTAATCTTAATGTAAAGGACAAATAAATGAAACTACTATCAATTACTATAGCAGTTTTAATGGCTATGTCTTTTCCTGTATATGCAGGAGATATCGCTATTGAAATGCTAAACAAAAGAGACGATGGAGCCAAGATGGTTTATGGTACCGACATTGCAAGAGTAGAAGTTGGTACTACAATTACATGGATTCCAACATCAAAAGGTCATAATGTAGAATTTATCGCAGGCCCAGATGATTGGGAAGCACCAAAGAAATCTAAATTAGGCAAAGAGTATGCATATACATTTGATACACCAGGTGTATATCTATATCAATGTACACCACATAAATCAATGGGCATGATTGCCGTTGTTGTTGTAGGTGATGGTGACAATGATATCTCAGGTGCAAAAGTAAAAGGCAAGTCCAAGAAAAAACTAAAAGAGATCTTGGAGCAACTGTAAATGACAACATTAGCACAGCGAATTACCTCCGCAATTCCTGAATTCTGTATGAGCCATTGGCTCATACGGATACCACTTATCATTGTATTCTTACAGCAAGGCATCAGTAAACTACCATTCTCAGTAGAAGATGCTGAAGCAATGGACTTGCCAGCGTTGGTTTGGTGGTTTGTTGTATATGGTGAGATTGGTGCTGGTATTGGACTTGCAGTTGGTGGTATTGTTATTGTTAAAGCATTAAAAGAACTACAAGATCTAATCACACGTTTTTCAGGTATTGTGATTTGTAGTATCATGACAGGTGTTATTTGGACACTACAACCAGAAAACTTATGGGAGTTTTTGCTATATGATCCATTCCATGTTATGTTGTGGGTTGGTGGTTTGTTCTTCGCACTAAGAGGAAACAGAACGTGAAGTTTTTGATTATAGTTACAATGGCAGTAGCTGATCCGTTTATAGTTCCAATATTAGAGTTTGGATCAAAAGATGAATGCGTTAAATATGTTATGGATCCTAATAACAGTGACAGGCTTGCTGTTGAAGTTATTGCTAAGGCAGGATTCAATGATGAAATCACAGCAGTATTGTGTCTGCCAGAAACACAGGATTTAGTGGAGAGGGAAAATGAAGCCTAATACAAAATTTGAACTTAGTGTAAATGATATTGAGATTATAGAATCTGCACTTAGAGCAAAAGCAGGACGCCGTGGAATGAAAATACTCACAGGCGAAGGTGACTATAAGAGGCTCAAAGGAGAAGCAGAGGAAATAATGGATTTGCTTGGAAGACTACATCAACAAAAGATTTGGTATCGTCCTAAAGAGCAAACTTATGTAGGTGGATAGTGTTGCATTTATGCAACATTGTAATCTTTGTGCCTTCATTTTGTGCAGATGCAGTAACTTAAGGTATAAATAAAACAGCGAAAGGGCAAGCGGTTAAAAACTTGCCCTTTGCTTTATAAACACATAATAAAGAAGGAAAAATATTATGCGCAAGGTATTTACCATTTTAGCAGCAACCCTGTTCGCAGGCGCTGCATTCGCAGAAGCACCGGCAATGGGTCCAGTGTTATCAGGCGAAGTAGAACTAAAGTTTACCCAAGACGCTAATGACGACTGGGGCGGAGCAATGGGTTTAGACCTAGGTGTTGACGCAGCAGGTCTAGCATCAGTAGACTTAGACTTCAGTGCAACTGACGGAAACGCAGTAGCACTTGATAACTGGACAGTTGGTACAACTGTGAACAGCATTGGAATCGCAATTGGTGACGACAATGGTGTTATGCCAGACGCAGAAGGCAACCACACATTAGCAGCACCAGCAATGACTGAATCAGTCAAAGTAACAGCAGGTTCTGCAAACGTAGCAGTTGGTTTCTCAAACTGGGGCAGCGATATCACAGACTTGAGCAACATTCAAGGTTCATATGATATTGATGCAGGTGTAGCACAAGTTACAGCAGGCTTAGACTACAACTTGGACAGTGAAAACACTGTACTAGGTGCAGGCGTAAGTGGATTTGGTGTAGGCTCAATGTCATTAGGTGGTGCAGCTACTTATGATATGGATGCTGAAAAATTTGCATACGAAGGCACACTTGGTTTAGCAGGTATCACAGGTTATATGAACGGTGACCAAGATGACGCACTACAAAACATTGGTGGTGATTACACATATATGTTAGGTGGAGCAGAACTTAACGGTGGCGTTAACTATA